CAACCACGACGGGCCTCGCTGCTGCGATCCATCTTACGACACCGGGCTGGCCCGCCGTCGTGTGGAACACCACGACCAACAGCGTCACAGGGGGAAACACTGCGGCAGGGTATTTCGCTTCGCAGCGACAAGGCAGGAACCGCTGGTCGGTAGAGTTCGGCGGCACCCAACAGGAAACCGGCGGTAATCAGGGCACTGACTTCCTGATCAATCGCTTCGATGATGGCGGCAACGTTCTCTACCCCAGTCCGTTCGGTATCAATCGCCAGCTTGGCACGGTGACCATCCTACCGCCGCTGATGCTCGCTGGCCCGCCTACAACCACCAACCAAGCCGCGACGATGGGCTACGTTGACGGCAAGGCGGGCAACTACCTGCCGCTCGGTGGCGGCATCATGCAGGGCGGCATCTCGTGGGCTGATGTGTATGGCCAAAGCCCGAGCGATGCCACGCATCATCTGATCCTGCACAGTGGTTTCGGCATCGGGGTTACCGCCAACCGGCTGAACTACATTGCCGACATCAACAGCGAACATTCATTCATCGCTGGCTCTGAGGTCGCGTGGTTCAACACCTACGGTCTAGGCATGGCGGCAGGCACCGACATCTATCTCGCGCGCGATCCCACATCAGCCTTACAGGCGACCACCAAGCGCTACGCCGATTTGATGCTGCCGTTGGCCGGTGGTGTGATGACCGGCGGCATCCGGTTTAACGATAACAATTACCTCGGTGTCGCTGGGCGACCCGACACCAGCCACCACATCACGCTGTTCAGCGGTTACGGGTTCTCGATCACCACGGCCAGCTTGAATATCGTTTCGACTGATCAGATTTGGTTCTCTAACAGCCAGAGCGGCCACGACATCGCCTATTTCCGCGAAAATGTCGGACTGGCTTTCGTCGGCATCACCAACACCGTCACGGTGGGCCGCGATCCAACCGCCAAGATGGAGGTGGTCACCAAACAGTATGCCGATGGGCTAATCGGTGCGGCGGGCGGACCATTCCTGCCGATCGTTGCTGGGTTTAACAATGCGCTGACCGGCGAATTGTATCTGCCGCATGTCACGCCGACGGTAGACGAAATGGCGACGCCGAAATTCTACGTCGACTTGGCAGATCAGAATCTGCAAAGCCAGATTTCGGCGGTGGTGTCCGGCAACCTCGTGTTCTACGGCCAGTTGGATGTCGCAAACGATGTGGTGCATTACAAATATACCGTAAACCTTCCCGACACTCCTATGCCGTCGCCGAGTGCTGTCCCCAAGGGCGGCTATATAATCGTGACAGTGGGAGGGATACCCCCGACAGGGACCAGCACGAACATTCCGCCTTTGCCTCTTGGCACTCCGCAGTATGTGCGCGGCGATTGGTTCATTAGCGACGGCGAGATATGGATTTTTCTGCCGACCGGCCTCGTCTACTTCACGGCGGATGCCGTTGAGGTTTCCCCGCCGATCCAAGGCACGACCGACGTGCAGGCCACACTGACGTGGCTCAACACCAACAAGCTTAACCTTGCTGGCGGCACCATGCAGGGGCAGCTATTACAGCCCCTGGTGCCAACCACCGGCACCAGCTTGGTCAACCGCAACTACGTCACCAGCACGCTCGGCGGCTACCTCGCGCTGTCCGGCGGCACCATGCTGGGCGGCATCAGCTTCGATGACAGTCTGGCAACCGGCAGCACCACAGACACATCGAAATACCTCACGCTGCACAGTGCTGGCTACGGGTTTGGCGTTTCAGCATACCGGCTGAATTACACGGTCAGCGCCACCGACAACCACTATTTCATCGTGGGCGGCATCGACAAACTGTGGGTCAATTCAAACGGCGTCGGCACCTCGTGCCCAGTCTACCTGGGCCACGATCCGCCAACGACTGGCAGCGAGGCGGCCAGCAAGAACTATGTCGACGGCCGCACGCCGCTGGCCACCGATGCGCCGAATGACACTTGGTGGTGGGGCAGACACGCCGCAACGTGGGCGCCCGTGTCGGGCCTTCAGTATATCGGTGCTGGCGCCTATGACCTGAACGCGGTCGGTCCTGGGGCATACATCGGCTTGCTCAACATCACCAACCAAACCAACGCGCCGAACTGGCCGACTGACCTGTGGGCGCAGACCGCGCTCGTGTTGCACGGTTACAACTCCAACTACGGCTGGCAAAACCAGATATTGATGGGGCCTGCCCAAAACACTGGCGACGCGGCGATCTGGTATCGCAACCAGAGCGGCGGGGTGTGGTCACCGTGGTGGCGGATCATGACCGCCGCTGGCGGCACGTTCACCGGGCGAGTCACATTCAACGGGGCTGCGGTCGCTGTTTTTAACGCCTACACCGGGGATGTCAGCGGCGTCGAGGCAATCGTTATTTCCGGCAATGGTAACCTCACTGTCCCCACGCCCGCTTGGAGCGGCGGCTTGTCGTGGAACCTGACCGGAGGTGGCAGCGAGCTATCGTTCGTCAATAATTTTACCACAACGTCGCGTAGCTTCAGTTGGTGGCAGGTTGATAGCGCGACCGCGATGCGGCAGCTTGGATGGTTCTCGCCGAACGGTGATTTCTCGGTCACGGGCGCGGTGTATCTACTGAAAGGCGACCCCTCCACATCGACACAGGCGGCCAACAAAAACTACGTCGACGGCGTCATCACGCGCGCGGGCGGACCGTTCCTGCCGATCATCGGTGGCACCCTTTCCGGCAATCTCGGCTTGAATGGCGCGTGGCCAACCATCACGCTGGACACTGCGTCGGGCATGGCCCGGCAGATCATAGGCACGACGGTCGGGGCGCCGCGCTGGCTGATCCGTCTGGGGGATAACGCTTCCGAAGCTGGCAACAACCTCGGGTCAGACTTCAACCTGTGGCGCTACGCGGACAATGGTAGCGATGCCTGGATAGCGTTCTTCATTAAGCGCCAGACTGGTGATGTTACCGTTGGCGGCACCATCTTCGTCGGCACCGACCCGACGCAGAACATGGCGGTCGCCACCAAACAATACGTCGATGCGGTCCGCACGGCGCTAGGTGGATACCTGCCACTCACAGGCGGCACGCTCTCAGGGTTGCTGACCGCGCAAGCCAGCATCCAAATAACTGGCGGCGCACTTTGGTCTGGTTGGAATGGTGCCGGAGGCGCGCAGATCAACCTACAAGGCGTCCCTGGTTCCTATCGTTCGCTGACTTGGTATTCAGGCAACTACCGACTTTGGGACATCGGCAATTCCAGCAGCGAGCCGCGCGACGGTTCTAACACTGGCGGCGATCTGGTGTTCTATCGCTACGATGATGCCGCCAACATACTTGGCTCACCGTTGATGATCATGCGTGCCAGCGGCGCGGTGATGCTGGACCGCGACCCAACCGCCAACCTGCAAGCTGCCACCAAGCAGTATGTCGATACCAAGTCTGGCAATTTCCTGCCGATCACGGGCGGCACGCTCACCGGTAGACTGAACATACAGTTCACGGCTGACTCCACCACAGGGCACCTGTTTCTGGCCCCCGCCAACTTCAGCGGCAACGCACTGGAAGGCAAGCTGCGGTTTGGCGGCACGTTTGGCATCGGTGTCGGTGATACCGGCGTGCGCCTCACATCATCGATCCGCTCGGGCTTCCGCTCCAACGCCTGGGGTTATGAATACCTCGACGTGTGGATCAACAACGGCAACCCGAACGACGCGTCGTCCGACATCAATCAGGTGATGGTCGCCAGCTTCAACCGCTTCGGCCTCACCATGCCAGCCAGCATGGCCATCACGCTGTCAGCGGACCCCACGGCCGACCTACAGGCTGCGACCAAGCAGTATGCTGATGGCATCATCCTGCGCAACGGCGGCCCGTGGTTGCCGATCGCGGGAGGCGAGATCACCGGTAACCTTCAGGTCGACGGTGTATTTACGATCGCCGCCAACGCGTCGACCATCAGTGGAATGCAAGGCTGGGGTGGGATCGTAGGTAACCTGACCCAAGGTCAGGGCGAGGTGGATTTCGTCGCGCTTTATACCGGCTATGGCGGCTTCAGTTGGTGGCAAGCGCAGCCCGGTTACGTGAAGGTGCAAATCGCGCAACTTCAACCAAACGGCACGTTTGCGACTTGGGGCTTAGGACACGTATATTACGGCTTGCCGCACGGTGGTAACGTTGTTGGCTTCTCGTGGTATGGCGGTTGGTTGAATGCCTATGTCGATGGCAACTTCATCGGCTACCTCGCAACGTCAGATTTTCTGTCGCAGACCTACCTCGCGCTGACCGGCGGCAATCTGAGTGGCGGCATTCACTTCACTGGCGTTGCCAGCGGCTGGAATGATCTGA